ACCCTCAGCTGGCGTGGCATCGGGGCCTTGACTGCCTGCTGGAGTGGCTCCTGGCGAGAGGCTACTTGGTGGCGTCTCAGGCTGTAGCGCAGTGATACCAGTGCTTTAAGCGTAGCTGCTAGTGGATTGTTCATGGTGTGCCTTTCAGTGATGCCCTCATGGGCTGTGAACGGGAAGCAGGAATGCTCCTGTACACAACGAAAGGCCCGACTCCGGTTAGGAGCCAGGCCCTTGGTTGGTGCTACGGTGGTGCTATCGCCCTTGGTAGTGGGCTACGAACTGCGTGGTTGCTGGTTTGCTGGCATGTCCAGCGTTGTCAGCGTCGAACGTTGCATCGGTCCGCATTGACCAGCGGTCACCGATGTGGATTGTGCCAGCTTCCACACCCTCGACTGCTACCGAGTAGGTATCAGACTTGGTCCAGTCTTCAACCTGGGTGCCCATTAGTCTTGTCAGGTGGTCTGCAGCTATCTGCATCTTGACGCCTTGACGTTTCCTCAGGCCGTTGGCCTTGCGGTAGACTTTCATCTGTTCAATGAAGATGGCCAGATGGTCATCAGCCTTCGGCATTGCCTGAGCCACGTTGGTGATGGTCTGCTGTTGGGGTTCAGCCTTGACTGGTTGCGTCAAGTGGTTCAGTAGCTGAGCCTGCATAGTAGCCATCTTCTCTATGGTGCCTTCCAACGAAGCGATACGACCCATGCAATCCTTGATGGTAGTCTGTGGCATGTGTCCTCCCTGGACATAGTAGGGTCGGGAAACATTCCCGCCGAACTGGTTCCATTGTCCCAATTCCCCGCAGAAATAGCAAAACAGGGCCTAACTCTCTTGTTCTCAAGCACTTGTAGCGGCTACCCTTGCACCGATACCGCCCCCAGGCAGGCGCTTTAGGGTATTCAACAGAAGGGTAGGCATTAAGGCCGGGGGAGGGGTCTTTTTGCTGGCCTTTCTGGGCCTGGGGCCCCATCCCGCCTACGAAAGTGAAGGGAAAACCCAATAGCTTGACTGACCAGCGTATCGAAGGGTAGACTAGCGGCATGACAGGTGAATCAGGACCGCAAACGCTGAGTCCGGTCAGTCCGCGCCGAACCATGACCCTGGCTCCGCGTCGAAAAGAGATCCCCTACGCACTGACGCGAGATGGAGCGGCATTTGCGCAGCTATTGCGGGATATGCAGCGGCATGCGGGGCTGAGCACCCGATCGATGGCCCGGCGCATCGGTGTCGAGCCCAGTTCCATTAATCAATACCTCTGGAAGAAGCGGGGGCGTGGCGGCAGCAGCACCCTGCGGTGGTTTCTGCGATTTGCCGAAGCCTGTGGGTGTCGCCTGTACATGACCTTCCCAACCCCCGACGCGGTGCGGTATCTGGAACGGATGCCCCCGAAAGCCCCGATCCTGTTCGGCGTCGGTGGCCCGGAATCACCATGCGATCCCTAAGCCCGACCGAGGCTGATCAGTTCGCCTTGATGCTGCTTTCCGGTGCGCCGGTCAGTGATGCGATTGGCTATTTCTGTGATCCGCTCACGCCGGAGGAACTCCGGGCGGAAGCGATTGAACAGTGGCCTGCCCAGCCCGAAGTGTTGGAAGCCCTCCAACGCTACACAGGGGGAGAATCCTGGCACCGGATGAGTGATGAGCAGCGCCTGGACATCGCCATCAAGAAACACTACAACGAGATGGCCTACTTCTTGTGGACCGTCAATTATGTAGAAGCCGCTGGAGCTGAGAAACTCAAGGCCGATACCTGCCGGGCCGCCCTGGAAACCAAACTGGCTGGCACGGCCGGACAGGAATCACCCCTCGCCCGGTTCTACCACGAGATGCTGGCACGCTATGACCACCAGGGTTCCGTTAGCTAAGTGGGTGCGCTGCCCCGAATGTGACGAGTGGTGGTGCTGGATCCACAAGCAGCATGTCTTCGCGTGTCCATGCCCCCCAATCGAGGAGTGGACCACCAATCCCTATGCCTAGCACCTCCGTACCCCCGCCGCTCCGCGATCGGCTCATCACCGAATTTCGTCGCTTCCTTTGTGACCAGATTCAGTTTATCCCCTTCGAACATCAGGCCGATTGGTGGGTCACCACCGATGGCTATACCCTGACCGAACAGGTCGTGGATCCCGAGACCACCACCGAGCCCTTCATCACACTCCGCCTCCCGACCACCACTATTGAATCCAGACGCCTCGTGCCTCGTCCTGCCGGACGAGCTAAGGTAGTAGCCGAACTCGGCGCGTATAAATCCGGCAAGTCGGCTGGGGCTGGCTTGTGGGGCGCGGCCTTCGCGGCCGTACCCAACGCCCTGGTCTATCTGGTCGGGAATGAATACGACATGTGCGCCCCAGAATTTGATTACATCCTGGAGGCCCTGTGTTCGGAACGTGGCCTGAATCAAAAACCCAAATCCCTCCAGAATCGTCCCAAGGATGGACGGCTCTGGTTGGAGCTTGACAACGGCGTGCGCTTTGAAGCCAGAAGCTGGGAACGCTCTGAGTCCCTCAAGGGCAAAGAAGTCGATGCCTATATTTATTGTGAGGCCTACCAACTCCCCGGCATCGAGTGTTTTACTTCTGTGGCCCAGAACCTCCGGGTGCGGGAAGGCTATGCCGTGTTTCCCACCACCCCGGATCGTCCGTGGGTTGGGGTCTTTCACGACAATGGCCATGGGCATGCCGACTTTCCGGACTGGGTGTGCAAATGTGGGGTGCAGGCACGGGTGAATCCCTACAGCTTTAATCAGGCGGCCATGGATCGGGACCGGCATCTCCTGACCCGTGAGAAATTCTCCATCGCCTACTTCGGGAAGCTTGGGGACTTCGTGGGGCGGGTGTATAACTATCAACGGGGTGAGCGCCAAATCTCGCTGTCCAGTCACCCGCACCTCTGGCACCTGACCGAGAAGCCCGCTACCCGTGAGAACTTCCGGCTTCCCTCGGATTGGCGTATCGAGATTGGGGCCGATACCGGCACCTACTGTGCCGCCGTGGTGGTGGGCATCACCCCCGATGGGCAAGCGTTTCTGCTGGATGAGTTGACCAACTATACCTACGTGGCTGGCACCCCGGAACTCGATCCTTCCGGATCCCTGCTCTCCTGGGCACAGGCGCTGGTGCGCATGGCCTCTGTCTGGAAGACACGCCCGCTCGCCTGGGCTGATGCCAACAGTCAGTTCAAGCAGGAATTTCTCCATCACGGTGTGCAGCTGCTCCCGAATCATCGCGGCCGTGAAGTGCGCACAGAAGCGGCCCGTCAGTATTTTCAGCACGAGCAGCTGTTCTTTGCCCCCTGGCTGGAAATTGTCCCCTTCGAAGTGGAAGGGGCTCAGTGGCCTGAGCACACCACAGCCTCGGGCCGGTACGAGCGGATCAAGTCCAACGATCATGCCCTGGACTGTATTGAGCATGTGTTGTCACGCCATCCACGCGGCAAACGCGAACGACCGCTCCCGACCATGACACCCCCGATCGGGTCGGTGCAGTGGATGGGGTCACCGTTACGGAAACGGAAACGGGGATCCGCACCTGATGCCCATCTAGGAGAGCACTAGTGAATCGACAGGAACTTGAGCGCCGTATACACGTACTGGAATCGCAGGTGCAGTTTGTCATGCACACGCTGCAGATGACTCGACGGAATGAGTCGACAGGCGTGACTGATTCGCGTACATTAGACCAGCTGTTTCAGGAGGCAGCAACGCATGCAATGGATGGCAAATCGCTTGCGCAAGTGGCTGCTGGGTCCTTTGCACGACCGGCACCCCTGGGACCCGGCAATCCACCAGTTACAAGCCCGGATGGACACACTGGAGACCCTGATGAAAGCCCTACCCCCCTCAGTGCCCCTGCCGATGCCAAGCCCACTGGATGACCCCAGGCTGGCAGATAGCCCTGATGCCCATCTAGGAGCCCAGTAATGGCTGACAACGCCGAGAGCCTGTCGGAATATACGGAAGACTACAACCGCCTACGCGCACAGAAAGCCCGTAACGTCGGCTCGGTCGAACTCCGTATCCTGACCAACCTGGCCTTTATTTCCGGTGAGCATTGGGTCGGGTCCCAGAATCGGGTGCTGTTCACTCGTCGGCGGGATCCCAACAAGTTATATCTCGTCTTCAACATTGCGGCCCAGATGCTTGGGAAGATTATGGGACGTCTGAGTAGCATCGCACCGGTCTTCAAGGCACGGGCAGACAAACAGGATCCCAAGTCGGTGGCCAATGCTGCGGTGGTGGATAAGCTCATCAAGGCCCTCGATGAAAAGCTTGACCAGCCGTCGCGTACCTGGGAGCTGTTGTGGTGGACTGCTGTTGGAGGTGTGGCCTTTGAATACGTGCCCTGGGTCAAGGATGCAGGCATGGAACCCATGCCGCAGTTTGACGAGGCGACGGGTGAATTGTTGTGGACGCATGTCGTCACTGGGGAACAGGTGCCTGAAAGTATCCGGCAGCAGGCTATCGAGCAGGGGGCTCCCAAGGAACAATTCGAAGTGGTGGAAGAAATGGTCTTGACCGGGGATGTGGGCAGTGAGGTGCTTAGCCCCTTGCAGGTCTTTATCGATGCCTCGGTGCGCTCGGTGGATGATCTCGCCCCTGATCAAGCGGTCTACATCGCCAAGATCCGTACGCTGGGCTGGATCGAGGCGAACTACGACATCAGTGCTGAGGTGGCCCAGAGTATTCAGGATACCAGTGAGGTACGGATTCTCTCGACGGATATCAAACAGTTTGGGGACCCAACAGGGTCCACGCATTTGCAGGATTTGATCCCGCGGATCCAGGGCACACGCGCAGACAATGATCCAGATCTGGCGGTCGTGGTCGAACGCTTCCAGCCGATTTCAGCGAAGTACCCACGCGGACGCTATTCTGCTTTCGTACCGGGGGAGCAGATCCTGCACGATGACGAGAATCCCTACGGGTTTATTCCCCTGGTGGATTTTCACTGGGGTCCGACCGTGGCCTCGTTCTGGAGCAATGATTACGTCTCGGCT